ATGAAAAAATTACTGCGTCTTTTTTTCCCGCTCTCGCTGCGGGTACGTTTTCTGTTGGCAACGGCAGCGGTAGTACTGGTGCTTTCGCTTGCCTACGGAATGGTCGCGCTGATCGGTTATAGCGTCAGTTTCGATAAAACTACGTTTCGGCTGTTACGTGGCGAGAGCAATCTGTTCTATACCCTTGCGAAGTGGGAAAACAATAAGTTGCATGTCGAGTTACCCGAAAATATCGACAAGCAAAGCCCCACCATGACGCTAATTTATGATGAGAACGGGCAGCTTTTATGGGCGCAACGTGACGTGCCCTGGCTGATGAAGATGATCCAGCCTGACTGGCTGAAATCGAATGGTTTTCATGAAATTGAAGCGGATGTTAACGATACCAGCCTCTTGCTGAGTGGAGATCATTCGATACAGCAACAGTTGCAGGAAGTGCGGGAAGATGATGACGACGCGGAGATGACCCACTCGGTGGCGGTAAACGTCTACCCGGCAACATCGCGGATGCCAAAGTTAACCATTGTGGTGGTGGATACCATTCCGGTGGAGCTAAAAAGTTCCTATATGGTCTGGAGCTGGTTTATCTATGTGCTCTCAGCCAATCTGCTGTTAGTGATCCCGCTGCTGTGGGTCGCCGCCTGGTGGAGTTTACGCCCCATCGAAGCCCTGGCAAAAGAAGTCCGCGAACTGGAAGAACATAACCGCGAATTGCTCAATCCAGCCACAACGCGAGAACTGACCAGTCTGGTACGAAACCTGAACCGATTGTTAAAAAGTGAACGCGAACGTTACGACAAATATCGTACAACGCTCACCGACCTGACCCATAGTCTGAAAACGCCACTGGCGGTGCTGCAAAGTACGCTGCGTTCTCTACGTAGTGAAAAGATGAGCGTCAGTGATGCTGAACCGGTAATGCTGGAGCAAATCAGCCGCATTTCACAGCAAATTGGCTACTACCTGCATCGTGCCAGTATGCACGGCGGGACATTGCTCAGCCGCGAGCTGCATCCGGTCGCCCCACTGCTGGACAATCTCACCTCGGCGCTGAACAAAGTGTATCAACGCAAAGGGGTCAATATCTCTCTCGATATTTCGCCAGAGATCAGCTTTGTCGGTGAGCAGAACGATTTTGTCGAGGTGATGGGCAATGTACTGGATAATGCCTGTAAATATTGCCTCGAGTTTGTCGAAATTTCTGCAAGGCAAACCGACGAGCATCTCTATATTGTGGTCGAGGATGATGGCCCCGGTATTCCATTAAGCAAGCGAGAGGTCATTTTCGACCGTGGTCAACGGGTTGATACTTTACGCCCTGGGCAAGGTGTGGGGCTGGCGGTAGCCCGCGAAATCACCAAGCAATATGAGGGTAAAATCGTCGCCGGAGAGAGCATGCTTGGCGGTGCGCGGATGGAGGTGATTTTTGGTCGCCAGCATTCTACGCCGAAAGATGAATAAATATGTCCTTTTATCACCACAGCAAGGCAACCCATTGATTTAATTAAACAACCCACACTGCAAAAAGTGCTAAAAACAGCAAATTGACTACACCATTAACTACACCGTTCGGTGCACTGTATGAAACAACGTGGAACAAATAGACACAAGAAATATACAGGCGGGTAATCTTTCCAGGGGGAAGCGCACCAATTCATGAGGGGCGTTAATGTCGATATGGGGATCCCCATAACGGGGCTACCGGATTTTTTTTCCGGTTAACTGTTAATCAGGCTGGTGGGTTTTACCTGTTCGGTAGGTGTTATGATTATCGTAATACCTTTCCCCCAGTGGGGTAAAAGCTCCAACCGTAACGATGTTCGTTGTGGTTGCCTTGATGGTCTGCGTGGTCATTATGACCATTCAGAATATGAAGGGTGACGCTTCCGACTTCCTCAAATTGAGGTTTCCGAAAATATCAGCGGGTTAGCGATTAATCTGACCATTAATTAAACTACGAAAATTTCGTAGTTTGTGAATATATTCCGGCCTTCTGATTAACAGTCCTCAGATGTGAGGATGTAGCCAGCGCAATTTTGCGTTATCGGGAATATCAGCAAGTTACCGCCGCAGCCGTTCCGGCTTCTTCCAGTGGTACGTTATTTTTTCTTTCTCCCGATACAGTTCAACGCGGCGATTGTAGGCCAGCATTTCAAGAACGCGGTTCCGTATGTTGCGCATATCAACGCCATTAAGTTCTATACCATCACGGCGCATCACTTCCGCTACAACACGCACATAATTTTCAGCGGTCACGCTGTCCGGCTGTGTGGCCTGTTCGTCATGCTGCTGGCTGATTCCGGCGACGCGGCGGATTAATCCCAGTAGTTCGGCTTCTGTCATTGTGCCCCCATCGCTCTGATAGTCTGGTGTCGTCGGGTCCTTCCTGGAATTATGGCCCGTTACGGGGCGGCGACCTCGCGGTTTTTATCTGTTTATGAGAATTTTCCGGCAAAAGTCAGATCCGATCTTCTTCTCTGTAACAGACTGTTTAACAATGAAAATATTAAAAAAAGAAAGGATCTGACACGAGGCATTTTAGCCAGAAAATGCCATTATCAGATCCTTTCTCATTTTTGTTCAATAATTGCGCGTCTGTTACTCGCCTTTCTTCTGTAGCAACTTTTCCGGTACGTTTCCGGTTGTTTCTTTCAAGTAATCAGCCAGTATCTGTGGGAGGTTGTCGGCAACTCTGGCACTGGCATTACAGGCTTTAACCACTTCCCTTTTAAGCCTGTCCAGCATGGCGGGGGTAATCTGTGGGAAGCTCCTTTGCATAGTAAGCGGGAGGCTGTCCATGATTGATGAAATCTGACTCGCCAGCTTTGAAAGCGCGTACAGGCAAAACTCAGTATCAATCACGTCACCGCGATCGCGATCGTTTTTAAGTTCCTGCGCCTCTGCCTGTGCTGTCAGTAATCTGATCCTGACTCGTAAAAGTTCATCATCGTCAATCTCGCCTTTGTCGTTTATAAGCTGGCTAATTGCATTGTTAACCCTATTTTCTATCACGCTGGCAACATCATAAAACGCCTCACGGCCTTTACGCTCAACGGGAGTTACTCCCCACTTGTCGAACGCTGTCGCACTTACACGGCAGCTTTTCGCCATGTTTTTTTTGTTCATCAGATGAGATTTCATTAATACACCAACTTAATTACTGCTTCAGGTTGGTGTATTGCTTGCATCTTTCCCTTTTCATTCATAAAGATAGATCAAACAACAAAACCACCACCACCACCCTGAAAAGGCTCATAAATAGCGAAAATCCGCGAGGTCGCCGCCCCGTAACGGGCCATAATTCCAGGAAGGACCCGTAAAAAAGCCGGATTTCTCCGGCCTTGTCTCAGATGGTTTTCAGTATGCGATCGATGTCGCCGTCATCGCCCTGGTTTCTGCCATCGTATGCCATGCCAGCTGATACGGCTTGCGGGCTGTGCATGTCCATAAAGTTTTCAAAGGCTGCGGTAAGTTCCGGCGCAACCTTCGGACGTTCCTGCTCTATGGTCATGCTAAGGATGCTTTTAGCCGTACCAACATCGATACAAGGCACGTTTGCCATTGCACGCAACAGCGGCTGATAGTCTTTATGCTCATGAAGCGCCATAATCGCATCAGCGCACGGCTTGTCCTGCTCTTCCAGTTTGTTTAGTTGATATACGGCCTCATAGGTTGATAAACCTCTGTCAGCCATTGCCCGCGCTTCGACTTTAAATTTACTCGCCAGCGGTAGCGTCATGATGCTTTCATTCGTTGCCATCGTTCCCCCTGCTTATCGGGCCAGCGGCTGAACGGATACGCCGGAACCCGCAAAGGCGGCGCATTTTTTCGCATCGGTGTCGACGCTCTCAGGCCAGTTAACGGCGGCAATATTGAATATCCCCGTCTTGTAACACTGTGCTGATTTCTGCTTTGACGTGTCCACAGGGTACGAGGTCAGATAAACAGCCTTGCCAGATTCCTGACCATCCCACGGCTTAAACTCGCCATTGTCTGCCAGCATCAGCGGGGTAAATTCCTGAATAACGCCAGCATCAGCGGCAAAATGTACCAACGTCGTGGATACCTGCTGACTGCCTGCAAATAACTCAATGTATGGAGTGTCCATAGAATCCCCCCGTTAACCAATTTTGACGGTAACAAATTTGCGAATATCTGCCGGTACCGGCTGCGGTGCACTGTGTGTCTGCACGTACTCAATCGCCGGATCGCCGTCCTCAATCCAGTTTTTCGGGTAAAACATGTTTTGTGTTGCGCCCGTTCTTACCGCTTCCTGATCCATTATCGCACCATAGGCCACCAGCCCTTTATTGTTGGTGTTACCCAGGACCAGCAAATCAGGCTCAAGGAAATATTTTTCGGTACCATCGCTGTCAGTGTATTTGCCGGAATAGACGATAAGGGCCAGATCACCAAGATAGCCTTTAAAGCTCACCACTTCGCCCAGGTTTTTACAGGCCAGTTCGGCGGCGGATTCTGAACCACGGGAAAGATCGTACAGCTCACGGAATTTTTTAAAGCTGCGTAATGTGCGCCATACCTCAGCGCCCATAATCATGACGTTTGCGGGGCAACCAGCCTGATCAGCATAAAGCTCGATGTCATAGATTGGGTCGTGCATGTCTTTATCCTGCTCGGACCATTTTTTACCCTTGGCCTGCTCTATGATGCAGTTTTCCGGTATTTTCCAGTCGATTTCATAGCGTTCTATGCCTTCGCCCTCAATGATGTTTTTTCCGGTCGTTACCGCATTCACCGCCAGCCATTCCACGCGTGCCTTAATGGCGTTTATCTGGCGGCGCATGTTGCCAGTAATCAGGCGCATACGGCGATAGGTAGGGTCGTTAAGCTGTGCCGGATCTTCTCCAGCCATGCGCATGATGGTTTTCGTTGGATCGATTTCGTGCTTTGGCTTCATGTAGCCAGGTTTGATTGTGCTGGTTTCGTACCCTTTATCGCGCTGAACCTGGCTACCCACCATAGGCGAACAAAACGCCGACATGGTGACTTCTTCAATGTCCAGGGTATCCAGCATGATGTTTTGCGTGCTGAATGTCGCCACGTTCGGGAAAAACAGCGTGGTAAACAGAGGGCTGAATTTAAAATCCGCAATATCCCCGCGATTCAGGTACATGAAAAGCTGGTTAGTGTTAAGTGCCGTTGCTTTGCCTGCCATTATTCACCCCCATAATTTTTATGCATCCCAAGCGCCGCAAGTAAATAAGAGCGTACAAGTGAACCTATCGACGGCTCCGGCGTCATCAGCGGATCCAGTCCAGCCGCAACGCCAGCTTCATAGTTTTTTTTGTGGCGCTGCTTGAGCACCTCCACGATTTCGGGGCTTATGTACACCGAAACACCGCTTTTTTTCTCTTCAGCCATAGTAAGAAATTCCTCTTCGACTAAAAAAATCATAACTGGATGTTTATCCAGTCCTGATTATAATCAGAATTGCATTTTATGCAATGATATTGAGTTATGTTGCAAATTATGAAATGATTATCCCGATCACGAACGCCAGTGCATCCAAAAACCTCATATGCAAAAGCCCGATAAGAACCCTCTGACCTTATCGGGCTTTTTTTGGGCGCAAAAAAGCCGGATTGCTCCGGCTATGTGTGCTGTGTGCTGGCTCAGTCTCTGATCTCTTTCAGAAATTCTATCAATGCATCTATCTGTTCAGGATTTACCGCCAGCATTTCACCGGATAGAGCACATCTCACAAAACCATGCTGATCCTTTTCAATCAGTGCGCCCGTCTCCAGGAATGCGCGATAATCATTGATGCTCATCGTCTCCATGTTGTCAGCATGGTATTTATCACGCTGTTTTAATATCTCATCAAATTTCATCGGCATTGTTTTTTTCCTCTGTTGTGTCTGTTTGTTTCAGATAGTAACTATGCCTGACCGTGACGAAAACCCGGTAATGCGCCATACCGTTTCAACTGGTGCAAAAAAAGCCGGATTTCTCCGGCTGTTTGATTAGCTGTCCTGGTAATTGCGCCATATTTCATCACCAGCACCATCTATACCCATTTCGGCATAAGTGCGATCGACTGCCTTTTTCAGGTCTCCGAAATTATCCGGCGGCTCCGGTGCCCTCTGTGCCTTCCTTGAACATTCCAGCCGTCGCATCGTGATGTGATGCCGTTCCTTGTCTGTCTCCACCAGCTGCATGACTTCACCCCATCGCGCCGCCGCCCTCCGGTAAAAGCCTTTCGCCTCCAGTTCCTCCGCTATGCGGTCATGTACCATCGTCACCCCCTCAGAACGAAATATCATCACCGTAAGGGTCATCGCCTCCCGCTGGTGGCTGATTACCCTGTGTGCCTGTGGTTTTGCGTCTGTTCCCGCCTGGACGTGCCGCGCGGGCACTGATTACGCTGTCTGCGATAACCTGCCAGCCCTGCCGCGTTTCTCCGTTCTGTCCGGTCCACTGGCTTACCTGCATCGTGCCGGATACGCTGGCAACATCGCCTTTTTGATGTTTAGCCAGGAAGCCGGCCTGTTTGCCAAATGCGATGACCGATAACCATAACGTCGCCTGTCCGTCCTGTGCCTGGCTGCATGGCAAAGATACCGCCATACGCGCCAGCGTCATCGGTGTGCCCTTGCTGGTCTGTTTTACCTGCGGGTCGTCCACCAGCCGCCCGTAAGCGGCTATCTGTGCCGTCATAATTCCACCTCTCCGGTTTTAACGTTGATGGTTGTTACCTGTTCCGCTTCGGCAATCTCCCGTTCTGTCAGCGTGGCAAAGTTTGCCGCCGCCGTGGTCATGAATGCGCTTATCAGGTCGGGATGTTCCTTCGCGTATCCTTCCCGCGTGTGGCGGTCTATCGTTCTGATTGCCACCTTTAAGGTGTGCTCAGTCATGTCTAACGCTTTATATTTTGGCTCTGTTCTGTCTCTGCGTTTTTGGGTCATTTCTCGCAACCTCTCACTTTTTCGCCTCACTTTTTCAAGCGTCTCACTTCGTCGCAGTTGGGATTTTCGGTTTTTCTATGTGTGTGTTTCATAAGTATTTTTTTACCCCTCACTTTTGAGGATGTATACAGGTCGAAAAGTGAGGGAGAGCGGGCTAATTTTGGCCCTCTTTCTATCCCCCTCGCTTTTGCTCCTCACTTTTATAGCGGCGCTACATCATCCCCATCGATACGAATAACCCCATCTTTTTCCAGCTTGTACAGCCAGCGCCGGAAGTTTTTCATTTCATACCCCAGCTTTTTCATGTCATCACGTAACAGCGGGATCGTGCACTTGTCGCCGTTCTGTGTGCGTGAACGGATGCACCCCCATAGCGCGGTATGGTTTTCCGTCTTGTTCCCTGCCTCCTCGATGCGCTCCAGTTCAACAGGAGGGCGCGGATCATCCACCACCACCAGCGACGTGATTAATTCACCGTCAGCGTCGGTAAAAAGCTCCACCACGCGTAAGTCATATGCGGCTTCTTTGAGTTCCTCCGCGTCCTTCATTTTGGTGCATGAGATAACCAGCGCTTCGCTTCCTGCGTCCTCCCTGCGTATCCGGTATTCAGCATCCAGCGAAGCACGAAATGCACTGGAACCGCGCGCGCCTTTCGTCTCATCCTTGCCGGAATGGTGAACCACCAGCACCGTGGCCCCTGTGCGTCGTTTCAGTTCGTCACAACCACGGATAAACGCCCCCATATCACGGGAATCATTTTCATCATTCCCACCAAAGCAACGCGCCAGCGTATCCAGAATAATCATGCGTACAGGTTTACCCGTTTCCCGCTCCACCTGACGGGCAGCGATAACCATTTCATCAACATCAAGCGGGGCAGCCGGAAAGATGGGGCGGTTTACCAGATACAGATTTTTCACCTGCTCATCGTGCACAACCTCCCAGGCTTTTACACGACGCGGAACACCTATACCGCCTTCACCAACCACATAGAGAACCGCACCATGTGCAACCCTGCGGCCTCCCCACTGGCGACCAGTGGCAACATGGCACGCCCACGATCCGGCAAGGAATGATTTATAGGACCCGCTAGCCCCGTATATGCTGCATAGCGATACCGCCGGAATAATCCCCTTAACCACGTAATCCAGTTGCGTGTCGTATCCGGTAGATCCAACGCTCATCGGTAGCGTGGTTTTTCGCTGGTGGTTTTTTTCTTCCGCCGGCTCTTTCCCGCGCACCCGTTCCAGGTATTCGCGCCAGTTCTCCCGCATATGGCTGTGCATCCCTTCGGGGTAATAATTCGCATCAGTTACACCCGCCGCCGCCAGCTTGTGCGCAATGGCATTAATATTTGATGGCCTGATGTGGCCTGCCTTGTACAGCCGGACACAATAGCGCCCCTCGTCGATGATTCTCAGTTCTGCCAGTTCATCCAGTTGATCATCAGCCAGCACAACGGGAGGCACATTATCGCCAGCCAGTCGCCCGTCCTGTTCCTGCCACTGTTTCGCATGTGCCCAGGCATCACTACCCGCAAAAATAATGACTTCGGTCATCTTGTCGTAAGGCTGTTTTTTTAAGTTCGGTGCGCTTTTCATTTCTTGCCCCTGAATCCGTTAACCATGGTTTTCAGCTTCTGGATGTTTGCCCGTGCCCTGGCGTTGCTGGTGGGCACGTTATGCGGCGCGGTCTGTACCAGAGAAAAATCACGCCGGAACTGATAAACAGGCATCACGCAATCATATTCGTAACCTTCACGGCGGTAGGTTACGCGCCGTTCTTCCACGCCCTTAATCATTACCGTGCCGCCGTACTGGTCGCGGTAAATATCACCGCGCGTAAATTTAGGGTGAGTGTTGCCACTGGCAGTTAAGCCAGAATATTTAAGTTTCATTATTTTTATTCTCCGGTGTGCTGTTCTTTATATCTGTCGTGCAATAGATCTATTTCTTGCAGTTCCATTATTACAGGCTCAAGAAGCGTTATTAATGCCGTGGCAATTCTTGATTTTTGTTTGTCGCGTTCATTGTCGCCAAGTGTTTCAAGCCATATGCGCAATATTTCCATCATGTTTTCACTGTGAGAAAGTGCAAGAAATGCGCGGTCTATTGTTTGGTGGTAAATATCACGCATGGCTTACATCCTCAGGAAATTTTCTTCTATAACGCGCCTCTGCCACATATTCCGCATAATCGGCGGCGATATTCAGTACATCAAGCCCCGTTGATTTATATTCTCTCGTGGAAAGTAAGAAAAAAGCCGCTCTAATAAGTTCTGGCATTGACGAAAGCGCATCAGCCGCATCATCAGGAACGCCGGAAAATTCCTGTTTCAGGGAATTAAAACGATCATCACGCATAACCCCCCCATTTTCACAATCAGCAATCAGGATAGCTTTGGCCTCATTCAGCGCCGTATCAGCACTAAATTGCATGACAGCCAGTGAGTGAGGAACGAAAGCACCGGCATATTCTGTTTCGCTGGTGGCGTGCTTATGTGCCCTGTCCGCGATAACAGAAATATCAATCAGCGCGTGCATCAGCGTTTTGATGGCTTCGGCGGCTGCGTCCGGTGTGGTTTTATTGTGCATAAAGCATCCCCTGAATATTCGTGTTAATCATTCCGGCACGTTTTGTGATTTCCTGTAATGATTCCCTTGTGGCGACAATTGCTTCATCTGGTAAGTGGTAATTACACACCACGCGACCTTTATCCACATTGACCAGTAGCTGCCCTGTGAATTTCTCACGAAACTGAATGCGGTTAAGGTCAGTAAGTGACAGATTAATCATGGCGCACCTCCTGACGAATACGGGCGGCAAATACAGCAACACAACCGGACGGGCAACGGTTACGCGCTTCGCGTTCCGTCCAGGCGGTTACGTGGATGATTTGAGATTCTCCGGCACTCAGTGCCAGAAAACGCCACACAAAGGCCGTTTGTGTGTGTACAAGGTGTGGTATATGATTTACAGCAACCATAACGGCTCCTAGTTTACGTTGTTGGTTAGAAGCCCTGCGAGTGGTAACGACACTTGCGGGGCTTTGTCTTTTCATCGATTACCTTGATAAAGGTGTCAGCCACTATATTAGTAACGGGTGTCAGCCACGTCAATAGTGTTTTTCCGTTTTCTTGTGTGTATACTGTCAGCCACCTAATAACGAGGAAATCAGATATGGCAACAAAAGCAGTTAATGCAAAATCCAAAAAGCTTGAGGCTCGAGTACCACACGCAATAGCTGATGCTGTAGAAAATTTAAAGGAAGATGGCGAAAGTACAGGGCAATTTATCGTTTCGGCACTTGAAGGCGAGATCAAACGCCGCCAGCGTCGCAAGGCCAAAGAGCAGGAATAGCCCACCAGCAAGCCAGCACACTGATCACATTGCCCACCAGCCAACAAATCGCTATGATGTTTGGGCTTATGTTTAGTGTTTTCCCATTGGCGACCTCTGATCCGGGTCGCCTTTGTTTTGTCACTGAATGCGGTTGCCAAAGTAAAACTCAGGCTGATATTCACGTATCAGCCTTTTTTCTTCTTCCTCCAGCTCACGCTTTTTGCGCTTACATGCCTGTAGCTCCCTCCCCTTCTGACTAGCACTTAACTGATATTGCTCTTTACGGCGAGAAAAGTCCTGTAATGCGCCCCACGGGATACCATAAGCCCCCGTTTTTCTGATTCCTGGTATCACATTCCTGAATACCCAGTTACTGAAACGATGGGCGAATGTGCCTTGCGTCGTTGCTTTGCGGCTACGGGCTATTAGTTTGTAGAAACCTGACTCAGAGATAATGCTCATATTCTGATTTCCTCCTGGGGTGTAAGTTAAATTTACTCCCTTTTCATCATCATCAAGCATCTGCAACGCCGTACGCGAATTGGTCAGTTCCAGCGCAGCGCAGACATCCTTTGCAACAAACCACGGATCGCCGTTCAGATACACCACGCGAACGTTCACACTATCAAAGCGCAGAACGACCAGATCACGAAAATCACAGATTTTTTTTACATGACGTGCGTCACCCTTGCCCGTCACGGCAATATTTTTATTCATTTCTTTTTTACCTCACATACAAAAAACCCCGCATTGCACGCGGGGTATGAAAGATATTATTAGTGGGGATTGGCTTGTTCTCGTTGTTTATCTAACCATGCTTCTACATCTCTACGGTGCCAGGTATGTCGTCGTCCAATTCTGAACGGCTGAGGAAAACCATTATTCTCATCTTTCCAGAAATTGATGAATGCACTCATTGCTCCATATCGCAAGATTTTCATTACGTCTTTAGTAAATAAAATATCTTCATTGGTATTCATTTGCTGAACCTCCTCAACCATTTACTACTCTTAAACCTTTCATACCACCGGATCTATTAATTACCCCTTTTCTCGCATCATCAAAAAAATCACCGACCCATTGCATCATGATCTTACGCTGTTCTAGATAAATAGTTCTATTATAAATATCTCTTATTTTATCACCACTTTTATGCGCCAATGCAGCCTCGATTACATCGGGGTTAAATCCCTCCTCATTTAAAAGCGTACTCCACATTGAACGAAAACCATGTAACGTTACAATCCCTTTGAACTTACTGGCAGCAATTGGGGTCTTGATAGTATTCCTCCCCATAGGCGCATCTTTTGTTCTGGAGGAAAAAAACACATAACGCCCTCTTTTTATTTCCTGCATTGTTCTGAGGATACTAATAGCCTGTGATGACAAGGGAACAACATGTTCACGATGGCATTTCATTTTATGCGCGGGGATAATCCACAAGCCAGAATCAAAATCAATCTCTGACCACTCTGCTTTAATCGCCTCACCTGGCCTGACCATTGTCAATATCTGGAATAAAAGTGCATTATGAGCTATTTGATAGGTATGAGGCACACTATCCCACCAGCTCAGAAATTCAGGCAATCTTTCAACAGGTAGTGCTGCTAATGATTTATTTTTCTTTCCTGTGAATGCAGTCTTTATCTTAAGTAATGGATTTGCTTTCAATGCTCCACAATTTACAGCATAATTCATAATTTCATTTAATCTTGATATTAATTTTTTTTGCAACGCATTCTTATCGGATACGGCATCCAGAGCATTAATAGCTACTGGTGCTGTAATTTTTTCTATACTGTACTTACCAAAGAAAGGAACAAGATATTTGTATACTTCATATTCGATATTATACAGCGTAGGTTTCCGCAATTCAGATCCCTTTTTAAAAGCGAACCATGCATTAGCAACAGCTTCAAATGTCTGTAGATTTTTTAGTGACATCTCAATTTTACGATTTTTCTTCTCCGTCACTGGATCAACTCCACGTGCAATCATTCGCCGAAGTTCATCACGTACTTCCCGTGCTTCCGCGAGTGAGAATTCAGGAAAACGTCCTATCGTGTATGTCTGCCGTTTCTTCGTTATCGGATGGCTATAACGGAAACGCCACACTTTCCCACCGGCTTTACTCACATTCAGCAATAAACCGAACCCATCATAAACGGCATAGTCCTTTTCACGTGGTTTCATCCCCTTAACTTCAGTCACGGTTAATGGCTTTACCGACATCTATCGCCCTCATTTTTTAGTCCGTCATGTAGTCCATTCAAGCCAATAACAAGCGATAAACTAACTCATTATCAAGCAAAGAGAGGAAACTCATAAAATCACAACTCATTGAAAAGACTATGAAACGACACCAGAACATACAAACAGGTAAGAAATGTACCCTACATCCAAAATGACGCAATCCGGGAGTTTCGTGGCGTTCCGGTGATACTGCCGTCCGCCGCCGCCCGTTCACCTTCACGAAGCCAGATCCCCTGGTTATTCAGTTCGCGTTTCTGCTCAGGGGCAATCAGCCCGCGACAATGCGGACACATCAGACGGGCAGCCTGACCGGCAGCCACAAAATCCGGGTTATTCCGGTATCCGGTCATGTTATCCATCACCGGCTGAAAATATTCCCCGCAGTGCGGACACGGCCAGTACCACCGGCGGCGGTCTCCCCGGTTATACAGTGACAGGATCCCCGTTGTTGGCGGTGCCTCATGTGCGCCACCACAACGCCATTTGGTATCGGTGATATCCCGCCCCGGTGAACTCTCGACCAGGGTCATCCCCGAGGACATAAAGGTGGTGGTACGCTTTGAGGCCAGCGTGAAGGCATCCCCTTCCCCGTCCACATTTTCAGGGAAACGGTCATAATCCGTCAGCGCCACACGACGGTAATCCGAAGAGGAAAAGACGGTGATCGACGGCCAGCCAATCTTCAGGAAGGAGCCGTCAAGAAACATTTTATCGTGGACGTTGTTGTCATTACGGGAAGGACTGAGGCGCTTGCTGACCTCCGGACTGTGGCGAAACGTCCTGGAAAGACGCGTTCTGGAATGCTCACGCGCCTTCGTCTCAGTCATCTGCACCACCAGCATATCCGCCGGATCACAGATGATGCCGTACACAATCCAGCCATCAATCAGCCCTTCGGTTTTCCCGGTTCGCGCAGGTCCCACAAACACCACCGCGTCATATTCACGGGCTGATAATGTATTAATGGGGTCAATCATATAGGGCGTCAGCGATGACTCCCACGGACCGGAAGTATTGGCTCCCCGTGGAACCCGCATATAACGCCTGATGGCTTCCGCTACTGGTAACCGGCTGGGTGGGCGAAACAGCGAGGCCACTTCGCGCCAGATATCGGATGCGCGGCTATGGCTCTCGTTCACCTGATTCACATATCGGCCTCATCACAACAGTCAATGACTGCCTTTTCCAGTGTGTCGCGGATCTCATCAACCACAATCTGTACTTCATTCAGTTGTGATGCAGTCCACCCCCTGTCCCTCTCCAGCCGGTCAGGCCAGGTTTCCAGTACCTGAACTATCGCTTTCACCACGACAGAAAAGGACCGCCTGACATCACTGACTGGCACAAGCTGAACAGTTTCATGCTGAAATTTAAGACGCTCGCGCTCGGACTGATACCATGCCTTACGAGCGTGAGGATCCATATCCTCATCTTCGGAAGATGGTGGTTTTTCCAGCAACGAAGTTATCAAATCCGTCAGGAGATACAGTTTTTTCTTTTCATTACTGCCTGGTGCAAGAGGAACATCCGCCATTCTGGCGGCAACAGTCTGCCGGTGCAGACCTGAAAGGGCTGCCAGTTGATTAATATTTAACTTCATATTTTTCAGCTCGCCGTCCATTTACATCCCTCCACATAAACCGCAGAACAGAAGTGACTCTGTTTTTTTGTAAAGAAATGCCGCCATATAAAGATGTCGAACAAAAAACAACCACAATCATCATCTTTTTAATACTAACAGCATTAAAAACAACAAGTTACCATCATGATGATGATGACGATAAAATCACAAAAATGCGCCTTTTTCCGCGCCCGCCCGCCCCGTGTTCAGGCCCACCCCACCAGGAGGACCCGCAAAAATGATAATGATTATCATTTGCAACAAAATCCAGTTTCTTCCACCATCGCACCGGACTGGCGACTATGAGGGGACAACACCGCGCTCCGTTAACGCGGTAAACCCCGGTGTGTATCGTTTTTGATTATCCCCGCACACTCTCGCAGAGGAGTCTCCCTGTCGGGCTGCGGTCTCTGTTAATGCAGGAATACGGTGACGATACGGCGCATCAGCAAAACTTAGTTCAGGCACTGAGTGCGGATATAGTCCTGTGCCCCTTCCAGCTGCTTCTGCATTGTCATCAACCGTTCTCTGAGGATGAAATAATCCCGTTCAGCTGTGTCTGCCAGTCGGTGGCCGGTTGCATTATCCACGCCGGAGGTGCCGGTGGCTTCACGCACGGTACCGGAGCAGGTGGCGTTGATCCGCAGGCGCTTACGACCAGCGGCAACATCAGCACGCAGAGTTTC